ACCCTGAGATGAATGCAAAGGCAATCAATCGCTTCTCTGAGTATATGGATGTGATTGAGTATAATGCCGAACCCTACGAACTCTACTGAATTGTCTTTTCTTTCTTTTCCCACCGACCCCAACATCATGAATCAACAGCAACTCAATCAGTTCAAAGAAAACTATACCAACATGATTCTTGATGGTATGGACATGGATAGTCTGATACAATTTGCATTTGATAATATCATGGACAATCTGAAAGACTGGGATGAAGATGATGTAAAGGAGGAAATTCTTGAATGTTACGATGAAGAAATGCTCAATGATCTTCTGCCCGTAGACTGATGACACTTTCACGACAGACAATTTCCGAGATTGCGGATGCACTCAAACCAGAGATTATCAATTACATCTATGGTCATGAAAAGTATGCAGAGTTCATGCAGGAGATGATTACATATGCAATTGATGTTAAGATGGGAGAGATGGATGATGAATTGTTGTTTGATCTAAGTATGCTAATCTTTGACCGTATTGAATTAGAATGAAGTGTAGAACTTGTAAGCACTGGAACTCTACGGGATTTAATCTGGGACAGTGCAGTGGTATCTTTCCCACAACAAAGATCATTCCTATTCCAAATCAACCGAAGGGTAAAGCTAATGGTAAACTAATCACCACATCTGGCATTATTGTTAATGGAAATGCTACAAATGTGATGACTACTTCTGATTGGTATTGTAAAAACTGGAAGAGAACATGAACGACGAAGACATCCGACAATTCCTTACTGCATTCGGAGATTTTATGCAACATTCAGAGACTGAGATTCAAAAGCACGAAGATTATCTAAAAGCAAAGGAGTACACGAATTCTTTATTAGAGAAGAAAGCAGCCGAACTAGAGGTCACGGTTGATTATTACATGCAGGAGTTTCTATGAATCCAAAGGAAAAGATTATTCTAGCCCAGATGCAAATTGACAATCTAATTGCACTGACAAAGGATCTACAGTATGCTGGATTCATTACATCACACTTATTACCAGTCAGATATGAATTGCAACGCCAATCACATCTCTTGACAGGAACTAATTATTATAATAGAATTGATGAGTAATTTACACAGACAGATGAAATCTTTATACATTGTAGACTACTGGGTGCCATTTCCCTCATCGGAGTATGGTGGTGTGATTAGTCTGATTGCCGAGAATGATAGTGATGCATTTAATATCCTATCTGAAGAGGAATTATATGATGATAACTATGGACATTTAATTATGGAGAAAGTCATCACCGCCCAGAAGTTCAAACTCAAAGATGATTATGAGTCTGGTATCATTGATTCATTTACTACCTGATAAGAAAGATGGCAAAAGGATTTTCACCTAAAATAGAAGAACGTTATACACTCGAAGAAGAACAAACTTCTGGATGGTATGCTATAGAAGAGAACATTTCTAAACAACGTTGTAAGGAATTGTATGATGAAAGACTCAATGAAGGAGTTAATCCACGACGATTGCGTATTACAAGGATTGCCTGAACCACCAGCCAATTATACCTATGAGACAAGAGTCCACAATCGCACTTTTATTGGTATCTGGCTGCATTGTCACCATAGGTTTGTTTACAATGGTGGCACTCCAGTTAGTACCATCTGGGGATTCTACAACACAAAGACAAAGCAGTATCATTCCCCAATCAATTCAGCAAAACCAGGTGATGTAGTTCGACTAGAAGATACCAGATCTTATACCAGTATGCCACTTAATCTTAATCCTTTAATGCAATGTCTTATGTCCCCAAGTTGAATGATTATGTTAAGTGGAATAAGGGTAAGTTCTCTGTAGAAGGATGGATCTATTTTATGGATTCGTCCTATCTTACTATTGAGATTGGAACAAAGGATAAACATTCTGATGATGTAGAACACTGTCCCATTCATAGTAAGTATCATATCCTTGTTGTTTGTTATCCAGAGAGTTGGAATCAGTTGACCTATGTGAAGAGTAGAGAGTGTGTTTATGATGAAAAGTAAGAAGCACACTGAATTTATATGGGAATATGAAAACGTTACATCAAAGGAAGAATGCTCACATATTCTTTCATTGATAAGAAACTCCAAGTTATATGATCAGGTTATTGAGAAGAAAGAACATCGGTCAAAGGTAAGAAACAATAGTTCTATTAATGTTACACAGGCGGCTCAGTATGATAAACATATGAATGCCGCCGATTATCTAATACACAAATTATTCTCTTCTGTCCATCAACATTATCTGAATCATAATAAGTCTTACTTTGCCTTGTCAACTGCTCAGTACTTGTGTAATATGACTTGTTCTTATACGTATCGAACGTATGATGAATCTGATTATTATGATTGGCATATTGATAGTAGTGAGACATCAAGGTTATTACTCTCTTATATTCTTTACCTGAATGATGACTTCGATGGTGGTAATACATTGTTCTTACATCAAAGGAAAAAGGTTGTACCCAAGGTAGGTAGTATGTTATGTTTTCCCTGTGATTTTCAGACGGTTCATAAGTCTTCTCCCATAAGAAGAGGAAGGAAAGATATTATCTGGACTTGTATGGAATATTGTCAAAATTAGTAAGAAAAGGGGTAAAATAGGTTAAATTTAATTAAAAAAAGGCTTTTTAAATATAAAGTTGTGGTTTATACCGTTCTCAATAAGTATTATATTATTGAGAATCAATAAGGTATTATTGTTGAGAATAGATCCTATAAACCCCATAGAAAGGTGCTGATAATCTTATGAAAAGGTGCCTCCCTGATGCTCTCTAAGAATCTCATAAAGCACCTCATCTTATGCAAGCTAAGCGAGCGTACCATAAGACCCGCAGTTTGTCAAGTCACGCGCCGCGAAATTGTTACGAGACCCACACAGAATCTCGACGAGACTTATAAATAATGGTTATGGATCTCGACGAGACTTGACACTCCTACGAGATCACGTTATAATAACATAGTATCATACATCTCCACGAGAACCATGTACGACGACTACGAGTTTCACTGCGAGTATAACAACGAGTCATATACATACGATCTCGACGAGATCTATGAGCATTATATTCATACATCATATAATGCACAAGATATAACATACGAGATAGATGATGAGTATGCGCGAGATTCATGTGATTATGATGCGCTTGCATATAAACATTATGCATAATATCATATACACATAACATATCGCACTACGAGAATCATGTATACACACAAGCGTACAGTATGTGTAACATTAGACATCGAATGCTACGATGATTTATACCTGGAAGATCTAGATTGGAAGAGTTTACTAGATCTTGAAGGTGATGAGAATGTCCATGTTAGCATCAAAGAATTGCAGCCATTCTTATAATATACCAGTTCGTGGACTGGCACACTAATGACAATTGATTCTCAATAGCAAGACCTTATTGAGAATAGTGTGACAGTTGGCGAACTGGTCAGGACCCCTTGACTTGGGGTTGGTTATGCTCTATGTTGGTTATGTGGTCGGGAGTTCGCTACATTTTCCGCCACAAATCCTTTCGCAAAACTGTCATGCAACTGACCAAATCCTTCCCTCCCGCTGATGCTTTCGTGGAGATGATGATGGGTATTGATTATAAAAAACACCTCAACACTTTCATGAATGGTGTTGAGATCTTCTGTGCATTCGTTGCCGCAGTCGCTATCATCCTGGCAGAGAAGTGGCAAGAGCATAACATGACCGAGCGCACGCAATTGTTCGTGCTTCGTGTCATCGAAGGCGCTAAGACTTTCTATGCTTGGGTAATGAATGTGTTCGTGCCTGAGTGTAAGGAATTCTACAAAGATATCCGCAAGATTATGATCATTGCTGGCGTCGTTGTGCCAGTCTGAGAGGTGGCCACTAAACCCGCACAGGGCACCGAAACCGTGTATTGTATTCAAGTGTTCAGGAATTGACCATGAATCGCTACATGATCGAAGTTGACCGAATTGAACCTAACGGCGACATTCACACCATCGTTGAGTATCGTAACCTGAAGGCAACTAAGTCTTATCGTGGGCGTGACCGTCAACTGAACAATTTGGTCAACCGTATTGCTGAGGAACTGAAATACTATCAAGTTCCCCACAAACGTTACACCGTCAGCGTTGCCTGATTCTCACTAACTGTTCCTTCGCTAATTAACAATGTTTGACGAACTCTGGTCTGAGATTGCTGATGCTCCTGGTGAGATCTTTGACGTGATTGAGTATAAAGAAGAATGGGAGAAAGAAGAACAGTTTATGCAACAACAACAGGAGTTAGTCTAATGCAATTCCAAGTTACTGCAATCGAGTTTGATTTTGATGATTTTGAACCTCTTTTTGAGGGTGAGGAAGTTCCTTCTCAAGATTATCAAGATGCTCTTACAGAAGACAGCATCGGTCAAATCTGGGAGGCAGATGATGAAGATGATCTAATCGAAGAGATCACATGTGCAACTGGTTGGTGCATTAAGAGTATAGATTACCGCCACATTCTGAAGGATTAACTATACCCAGGGCAGCCGCCCGTGGACAGTTGGACAGGTGGCACACGAAACGCGCACGACCCCCAAAATCCTGTATTGTAGAAAGGTCAAAGAAATCAAACGCAAATGACCTACACTGTGTGTTGCCCTAAACTGAATGAGCGTGAGATTTGCTACTCTCAAGAGCACGCAATCGATGTTGCTTACTCTATGCACAATGAGTCTGGCAGTTATGTCTGGGTTGAGGATTACCTGGGTCACACTGTAATCGAACTGGGTGATATTGTAGAGGGTATCTCTCAACTTGTCTTCAATTAGTTCGCTCACTAATTAACACTCACTCAAACATCATGAGCAACACTTTTCGTTTCGTAGCTGTCCGCGAAGCTATTAATCACCTGATGGATTTCTGCAATATGACTAATCAGGAAGCAATGCATTTTATCTGGGACAATCAATTTACCATGGGAACTGACCGTGCGATTTGGTTAACTATTCCCGTTGATTTGGGGTGCTAATTTATACCCAGGGCAGCCGCCCGTGTGCCAGTCGGCAAGGTGACCACCAAACCCGCACAAGGCACCAAAATCGTGTATTGTATCTAAGTCATCAGGAATTGCCTCATGCGTAAGATCGAACGCCAAATGAACAACGCCATTCAGAACAACCTGAACTGGCAATCTGGCAACACTTCTGTTAACTTTGAGGAGGAAACTGGCATCTCTGTTGTTCGTTTGCACGGCAACAAGATTGCTGAGGTTGGTGATACTTTCATCCGCCTTTTTGACGGTGGTTGGCAATCCAACACTACAAAATCCCGTCTCAATGCTATTCTTCAAGAGCACGGAGAAAAGGGCGATCGTGTATTCCAGAAGGCATTCGATTGGTTCGTTACGATGAACACTGTCCAAGGATTAACCACCGTTCCGTTCTTCTCTTCTATGCGTTTGGGATGACAACTCTGGGGGTTAAACTCCCCCTCAATTGTTCTCACTTTTCCTCTGCATTATGTCTCAAAACAAGCACATTGAACACCCTGAAGATACCGTCCTCACGGGAGACCTTACTGCTCTCGATTGGTTCACTGCCAGTGGCACTCTTAGCGTTAAAATTGACGGTGCTCCCGCTATTGTATGGGGACGCAATCCTGCCACGGGTAATTTCTTCGTCGGCACCAAATCTGTCTTCAACAAAGTAAAGATTAAGATCAACGAATCTCATGAGGACATTGATGCGAACCACACGGGCGAAGTTGCAAAAATTCTGCACGCTTGTTTTGATTGGTTACCTATTACAGACTCCATTTATCAAGGGGATTTTATTGGATTTGGTGGAGAGTCTGAATACACTCCCAACACTATCACTTACGATTTCGGAATAACTGTACAACAGGAAATCATCATTGCTCCGCATACCCGTTATGAGGCAAATGATGACCTTCGTGATAGTTGGGCAATCCCTCTGACTGTTAATCTGGCAAGCACGGATGAGTGTCTGTTCATTAAACCTCAGGCACGCATTTTCTCTGGTGACTATTACAAATGCGCTGGTGATTTCGGTGACCTTAATGAGGTGATTCAGTTTGCTAAAGTAATGGCACAGAATGTTACCTTTGTCGATGATAAGAAAGCGGCAGAGATTAAGAAGGCACTGAATAAGTGTATCCGCGAAGGTACGCCGATTGATGATAATGCATTTGACTGCGATTACACTCTGATTGCATACTGGAAACTGATCAAATCTATCAAAGATGACGCACTCTACCTTTGCCGCAATGATGGTCCTGCTGCTTACATTGGACTTGATCGAATTGACTCCGAAGGTTATGTCTACTCTAATGAGTTTGGCACAATGAAACTGGTCAATCGTGAGCGGTTCAGTTATGCTAACTTTAACAACGCTAAGTATAACAAACCCGTGTGTCAATGAGTGCGCTGTCCACTCATGCCCCGTGGGCGGCAGAGTTGCCCTGTAGAATGACTTCAGTTCAGACAAACCGATGCGCTACCCCATCAACTGCAACGACTCCCAAAGCGTTTGGACGCTTCGCCTCAACCCTATCACGGGCACTGCGCGGGTCCGCTGGTTCAACTCCCCGCTGACTGAATACCGTCACACTGGCGTGTCCCGTCGCGCCATCCTGGGACTGCTCTGGTATTCTGGCAAGACTAGCAAGGGTGCTTGGGTTAACCGTCACTGCCTGGACCAGTCGGCCCCTAAGGGCCTGAAATGGCGTCCGATCCTTGAGCAGGGTGCAATCCGCGCACTGTCCACCGCTCAACCGATTGGACGCTTCTCTGCTCTATGATGACTTCAGTTCAAACGAAACCGATGACCGCACAAACTTACAACGGTTGGGCAAACTGGGAGACCTGGAACGTCGCCCTCTGGATTCAGAACGATGAGTCCCTCTACAATGTGGCACGCCGTCGCAGCATCCGATCCTATCAGGACCTGGTTCAACTGCTCCGCGACTGTGGCAGCAAAGAGACCCCCGACGGTTGCCGCTGGGATGATCCTAAGATCGATGGACTGGAGATCAACGCGATGATGGAGGACCTCTAGGGGTCCGCCTCCCATTCGTGCTACAATACCAAAGCAACCGACCCCGCCCCATGCGTTACGTCTCCACTTCCAACCTTTCCACCCGTGCTCTAGAATGGGTGCCCATCCGCGCCGATGACACTCAACCCAACCATGAGGGCAAGGTGTCCCGCTGGTCTGCCGCTGACCTGGCAGGTGTCTACCGCGACGCCGAACGGTATGCCCGCCCCACCCGCTGCCCCGTGAGCGGGTACGCTTTCGAGCGGCAGGGTCACCGCTAAGCGCCCATGCGTTCGTGACCAGTGGCAGTGTCCCGTGCCCCCCCTACGGGGGCGGTCGCCGCCGTGTATATAAAACCCATGGGTCCCCTTAGTCTACAAAGTGTTACGATCGACCTCTAAATTCTTCACACACATATATAAAATCGATGAACGAAAAC